CAGAACAAACAAATACCTGATTCTTCTCTTTTGTCCAATACAACGTCGTCTGAGCATTCCTGCTTCCGATTTTAGGAGTTGTATAGCGTTGAGGGTTCTCTTGAAATTTAATGCACCCCCTGCAATAACTGCAACCTCTGCAATCACTGCAACCTCTGCAATAACTGCAACCTCTGCAATCACTGCAATCACTGCAATAACTGCAATAACTGCAATCACTGCAATCACTGCAACCTCTGCAATCACTGCAACCTCTGCAATAACTGCAACCTCTGCAATCACTGCAACCACTGCAATAACTGCAACCTCTGCAATAACTGCAATAACTGCAATCACTGCAACCACTGCAATAACTGCAACCTCTGCAATAACTGCAACCACTGCAATAACTGCAATCACTGCAACCACTGCAATAACTGCAACCTCTGCAATAACTGCAATAACTGCAATCACTGCAATCACTGCAACCACTGCAATTTACTAATGAATCGCTTTTTTTCTTTGCTGATTCCTCTGTTTCAATGTTGGCATCCCATGAGTTGTTATTCTCATCAACCCACCTATTATTAAGTTCTTTCATCTTGTTCCTTTTTATTCCCCGAAAGGAGGTTAATTTTTTGATTTAATTAGTTTTTTATGTTTTTTTGGATAGTAAAGCCCGTATGTCGCTGTATCGGCAGGCTGGATTTTGAAGTTTAAAGCCCCTCCGGTGATCTGTAATGCGTTTATCTTCTTTTGTTGGTACATTCTATCACAAAGTTGCAGAGCATTGCTTAAAACGCTTAAAAATAGGCAAAGTCCCAAAATCCATATTCCGACCTTGTAGGGCTTAATTCTCTCTTGGGTTGTTTTGTATTTCATTATTTCTGTTTTAAAAAGGGTTACTTGCCCGGCGGTGGGTACCACGACCTTATCCGTACTTTCACCCCTTGTTGTTATTTTAAAAGTTCGGGATTTTGAAATATGTTTCCTACAACCTCCCAATATATTTGAATTTCAGAACTTAGTAGCCACGAATAATCCATTGGTATTTCAACAACACGTCTTTCGTACGGATATTTTACATGGTCGGTAAGCACTTCGTTATAATCTTTTTCAGAAGCAAGCATACCACCCCCGAATTTACTTCTCCACCATTCCCATTTATTTGAGAATTGTAAAATATCCCCCTCGTAAATCTCTTTGCCGTTTTTATCCTTTAATCCGGTATATTGCTGGTCTGCAACATAATGACATTTATTATTTTGAGGTGGCGATATAAATGAAGCACGGTTTATATCCACTCCCCAAATACCGAAATGGCTAAATGATTCATCAGTGTCTTTTACAAATACCCTGCGGAACTTTATCTCTCTTTTCATATCGCTTGTTTTATTTTACAAATTTACACCTAAAAAATACGTTCCCGACACGCTTACCCATGACATTTAAGAGGTTTCAGGTGGGGATATATCCGCTTTTTGATTGACATAAATCAATGGGTCAAACTTATCTTTGAATCCCACAACCTCGAAAATCTTGAATTTTGTATAGGAATCATTGAAAGAAATTTCCCGCCCGTAAACAGAGCCGTCATAAATATCCTTCAAACTTTGTATCAGCTTCTCCCTCCACGCCTTTTGATTTTCCCCAAAGATAGCGTTTATGCTTATCCATTCACTCAGGTAGGTTGTATTAGCCACCAGATCATAAAGTATCATGTCGAAGGCGTGTTGCGTCTTACAGGCTAATAGTTGTTTGCGAAGTATGGTTTCCATGTTATATTTCAAGTTTTGTCTGTTGTGCGTTTTCTTCACGGATTATTCCACGGGCTTGTTCTAAAATGTAAAGTCCCAGGTCGGGGTTTACACAGTTACGGAGTATTTGGTCTTTGCGATGTTTTATTTTATATTTTGAAATATCAAAACCGTGTTGATCTTCGTATTCTGATACTTTCCCGAATCTAATATCAGCAGTTTCAAATTTTATATTTTTATTTATTATGAAGTTACTCCAAAATAAGTGCCTGGATATTTCTCTTGCCGGAATCAATGGGGTGTAGTATGGAATGACATTTTCCACAACCCACAAACCGGTATGATATTTTTCCAAAAGAATTACCTCTTGATATAGTTTCATATCAGCATAAACAACATCTCTCTCATACCCTGGGCAGTCAGTCTTAAATTTTGTAGTCACATACCTCATCCTGCTATGTGTCGGACACGGTGGCGAACTCCAGATAAAATCGTACTCCTTGTAATGGTCTAAAAGGTATTGGTGTGCATCAGCGACAATAACCTCATCTTCGGGAAAGAAGTCTTTATAAATCGCCGCTATTTCAGGATTAAGTTCAACTGCCGTTACCTCGACATCAGTCCAGAGTTTTCTATTTCCGCCAATCCCTGCATAGGCGTTAAGTATCTTCAATGTTTTCATTTATTTATTGCATTTATTTTTAAAATATTCTTTTAAATACAACCTTTTCTTTTCTCTGAAAATAGGATCGGTTAATAATTTCTGTTTGTTTATACCCCCCATACATTTTTTACAACTTCCGCTTTGTGTTTTATTTTTTAATGTTCTGCGTTCGTAAAAATCAACTAACGGAAGAACTTGTTTGCACGTAATACAAGGCTTAGCAATCCAGTCGCCTAATTCATTCCTAATCCATCCAGCGTGAACCCTTTGATGATTTGAATTTGTAAGTAATTCCAGATTTTCCAACCTATTATCATTTTTTATTTCATTCTTATGATGAATCTCATATCCCTTTGGTTTTGAACCATTGAATCTTTCCCATAAATAAACGTGAAATTTTAATTCCCTACCTGCAATATAAATTATCTCATACCCCTTATGATCTTCATAAACGGAAAAACCATCATACTTTTTCAACGATTCTCTTTGAACGAATTGACCTTTATTATTTCTCATAATTAACTTATTTTCTGCAAATATAGTGAATATAAATTAATAAGTCAAGTATTCCTGCATATAAATTTAATACTTTCATGTTTTTTCGTTTTAGGCTAATACTTTCGTAGTTGCTGTTCCATCAGAAGGCGGGATTATCAAACATTGTACTTGGTTTAATAGGCTGACCGGCATTGTCTTTGTTGTAACTTTCAAATTTTACGTACTTATCAATGAATCTTAAATGGTGTGCGGTTCCAGTTTTCCCGTTTCTATTTTTGGCAATTATCGGTTCACAATCTTCCGGGTCGGCCTCTTTGTCATACACAACTTCGCGGTAAAGGAATATAACCACGTCTGCATCCTGTTCTATCCCTCCACTTTCCCGTAAATCTGACAGTAACGGTTTTTTGCCTGGTCGCCTTTCACATTCACGGCTCAACTGTGAAAGTGCAAGTATTGGTATATTTAATTCCTTAGACAATGCCTTTAACCCTCTTGAAATAGAACTAATTTCTTGTTCACGGTTTCCACCCTGCTTACCCGCCATTAACTGAAGGTAATCTATAATCAAAAGCTGAATGTCAAATTTTGCCTTCCACCTACGGGCTTTGACCCTCAAATCAAACAAATTAACAGTCCCGGAATCGTCTATCTGGATTGGCAGCCCCCTTAATTCAGCATCTTTATTAGTTACCTGCATCCATTCATAATCAGCCATATCCCCACGTATAACCCTGTTTAGTGGTATTTCTGTTTCAGAAGAAACCATGCGTTTATAAAGTTCCGTGTCAGACATCTCAAGCGAGAATATACCAACGGGATATTTGTTGGCCACAAAACGGGCAATATTCAATGCCAATGCCGTCTTTCCCATCGAGGGTCTGGCTGCTAAAATTATCAGGTTTGCGGGTGTTAACCCTGTATAGTAATCCAGCTCACCATATCCTGTACTCATTCCCGTTGTGTGTGTGTCTTTTGATGCCGTTAAAACATCTTGCATTGCACGTTTGGCAATATCGGGTAATGCAGTTGATCGTCTGGGTGCTGGCTGTAATGAAATTATAGATTGTTCTGCATATTCCATCAGGTCGAACACATCGGTAGTATCTTCAAATGCCTCTTTAATCACCTGTTGACTTATCCGTATCATTTCCCGTTGCATGAATTTCTGGCGAATAATCGCTATCCATTCCTGAATATTCGTTGTGTTTGCAAGTCTATTTGTAAGTGAAGCAATATAAAACGCACCTCCGACTTGTTCAAGTTCCCCTGTGGTTCTTAATTGATTAGTAACAGTGAGAATATCAACCTGAGACGTTTGATATAACTGTTTGATAGCCTTAAAGATTAGTTGGTGTTCTATTTTATAGAAAGTCACCTCTTCTAATTGGTCTATAACTTCCATCAGGGTAGTTTTATCCAATAATAAGGCTCCCAATACCACCTCCTCCAGATCGGTTGCCTGCGGGGGGATTTGCCCTAATTCCGGGTTATATTCCTTTGTCTGGCGGGCGGGTTTCATAACCTTCAAATGGTTTATATGGTGAAATTCCTGTTTGAATTATGGTTTTATTTTCTGGCTTAAACCAAACGCCTAATGCTTTTTGTTTCCAATTTCTCACCTGTTTACCCTGACTATCTTTCCATTCTGCCGTTGAATAGTAATTAAAAAACCTCACCGAACTTTGTTCAGAATATCCGTTGTCTTTGAAATAAGTTTTTACATCTTCCAAAATCGGAGGTATAAATATCTTATTATTTCTTGGTTTCTTATCTTCTTTTACTTCTTTAACTGTGGTTAGTTGTTGGTTAGTTGCTGGTTGCTCGTTGGGGATTTGTTGGTTAGTTTGTTGGTTATCTTCTATACTAAAGTTTTGGTAATAATCATAATTACAAATAGTTATTATACTATATTTGTTGGTTGATCTGATGGTTATTTCGCTGGTTGATTTTAGGCGACATAAAAGAGTTCTTACGGTTTGCTCTGGTAGTTGCAGGTTTTGAGATAATGATTTTCGCCCTGTAACTAACTCCCCTCTTTTTATTTTTATTCCCATCCATTCACCATCCTCATAATTTGCTTTGAGTAAAAGGTAAACAAAAAATCTCACCATTTTATCTTCAGAGAACCATCCCCAATCTAAAAATGACCTGTGTAGTTTTATCCATCCGTTCATAAATACAAAAACCTTGCCCGTAGGTTTGTTGACAGGTAACGCTAAGGAACCTGCCTGAGAACTTTCGTTATCAGGAACCGTAGGCAAGGAATTTTGTTGATCGTTCATATTAGCGTTTTTTGATTCAACGACACAAAGGTACGAAATGGATTTTATAATGTCAAGTCCTTATTTTATCCACTCCACAATAGTGTCACTCCATTTCTCCCACTTACCAACGCCACACAATATCATCGTAGGAATAAAAATCACCAATAGCCCCAGTAGGCATACAAATCCGAGTAATCTTTTTAATATTTTCATAATATGTTATTTTAAACACTGATAAACACTATTAAACCCTATTGAATAGATTATACCGTCAATAGCCATATCCTCCAAATACTTGTACCACTTCTGCTTATGTCCTATCTTAAATGCTAATCCTGTGAGTATCGCTTGTTTCACACTATTTTAAAACGGGAGATCCGAACTGTTGTCTTTTCCTGCGTTGCTCTCCATTGCATCCCGAACGCTTTTTTGCTTTGCATCGGACTTGATCTGTGGTTCTGGCTTTTCAAAGTCCACACTGCCGGATTCTTTTTTGTAGGTGTTTACAGCAAAGTTAACCCTGCCATCTTTTCCGTTCAGAATATCCACCCGGAGTTGTGGTTTGCCCTCATACTCTGTAATATACTCCCTTGCTTCACCATTCACGAAGTCCTTAAACTCTGCTATGGTTATCACCAATGATCCCAACACGAAGTCGGGTGCGCCTTGTCTTGGGGCGAAGGTGCGAAAACCCTTAACGAATAATTTTTCAGCCATTTTACTTTATTTTTAATATTAAATTATTTACTTCTTTGATTGATTCTACAAGTTTATCCTGAATTTGTTTTATCACCACTTCATCACGATTAACACGTATCAGTAACGGGTTAAGGTCTGGGTGATACGAAAAGAAGTCGCACCATTGTTTTTCTGCTACATACATCTGGAAGTGAACCTGCCAAAAGTAGGTGTCGGGCAGTTCATTATTTGAAAGGTAATACATCTGTGTGTTGCCCTGTGGACACTTTATTTCAAGTAAGCCATCTGTACCCACTATGCCATCTGGAGAAGCACAAACCCAATCATTCATAACGAAAATACCGCACTTCTTAACAAGGTTAAAGGTTTTCAGTTCGTAGGCCTCCCTTGCTTCATCTTCGTGGTCTATACCCCATTGCATTGCGGTGTTGGTATATCCATTGGAGGCAGATTTACCCGTCATTCTCTCAAAAGCTATGTCTGCTATTGCATTACGATAACCTGCTGTACTTGGCTTCATAAAGAAGTCGCTGAAAGAAGAAGCCGAAAATTTGCCGATCTTCAGCTCAAACCACTCTGGGCTTCGCTGATCTACTTCTATGTGTTGGCTCATAATTCAAGGCTTATTTGGGTTGCGATTGCCTG